TTGGGGTGGGAAACTGATGAAAGTTGTGGTGAGAATAAAAGATTGGTATTTAAATTCGGAGAATCTGAAAAAAGTATCAACGATAAACTTTACGAAAGAGACATCGTATTAGAATTTGAAAAACAAGTATCATATGCTTAAGAATAAAATTGAAAAACTAATCAGTGCTGGTTTGAGTCGTAAAATGGTTACTCAACTTTCAGAAAATTCTGTAAACTTATTATTTAATAAATTTTTTGTTAGTGAACAAGTCACTCTGGTTCCAGCTAGTGACAAAGCGACTATTGAAACAATGAAAAACCAAAAGAAAATATTTCAGGTCTATGAAAAAGAAGTGACTGAGGATGAAGAAGATCCTATGGACTTCGAAAAAGGACAAAGAACGCAAGACCCTCATCAGGTTGGTCCATCTACAGATGATGGTTTTGGTAATTATGGTGATGGTATGGATGAAGGCGAGATGACGGAAAAAAAACAAACAAAAAACCCATGGGCAATATGTACCGCAACTATGGGTAAAAAATTTGGTAGTACTGAACGAAGTGATTGGTCCAAAAACCAAATGAAACAATATGAGAGATGTGTTATGGATGTCAAAAAACAAATTAAGGAAAACAAGAACCCAATAATTCCAATTTTGGAGAACATAACAAGAAATCAGATAAAAACAAATTTATTACCACAAACAGACAAAGCAACACTTATTGAGATGATTGCACAAAACCAATCTATTATCAAAAGACCCTTACACAACAACAAACAAATTGGAAAATTCAAAATGAATAAGAAATCACAAACTCCAGTGTTTTCAATTACAAAAGGAAAATTAGAAAGTGATCTTAAGGAGATAGAAACAACTGAAAACAAAATTCGTGATTTAGTACCAAATCCTGGTAAGGTTAAAATACCAGATTATTTAACATTTAATCAATTAAATATAAAATTTAAAAAATAATGTCTTACAAAAAACATATAAAAGAAGCTCCCATCGATTATGGTGGAAGACCTGAAAGGATGGATCCTAGTATTCAAAGGAAAATTGAAAGAGGAGAGACTCCCGTTTCAAAACAACCTTTTTTACCAAAAACCACAGGAAACCAAACTTTTGAGGAAATTATTGCATCCGATAGATTCAAACAAGTTGTCGATAATATTAGAAGATATACTCAAATTCCAGGCCCTATCGATATAAGAAGTATTGGTAATTTACAAATGTTATTAATGGGGGCTTTGAGAGAAATCGTAAGAATTGAAAGACAACACAAAGAATATCTAGAAAATTTATCTATTGAATTAGTAAGAGAAGAATTAGAAGTACCACCTACAGACATACAATACCAGGCTTACTTAGTAAGTCAATCTGAAATTCCTGATGAAGGGTTTCAGATGGAACCTGAAGAAAAAACCGAAGAAGAAATACTTCAACTTTTCAAAGATCCTGAAAATGAAGAGGAAAACCCTGTTGATGCGTTAATAAAGGCCTTGGACGAATTTAATATCGAAAGAAGTAAAAGACGTTTAATTAATATGTTTGTTCAAGGTGCTGGGGCTAAAGGTCAGTATATGTTTCATCTAGTTGAAGAAAAATTGAATGCTTTAGACCCTAGATTGTTGAATTTGTATGGCACATTAATGTCTATAAATGAAATACTTTATTGGATTTTGAATGAAAATATGTTGAGTAATTTGATGAGTAGTAAAGCTGGTTCAGAAGAAATTGATACAAATACTGATCCACCAACAGTAATTGCTCGAGGTGTTATATTTCCTGTTCTATTACATGAATTAGTCAAAGGAACATACGATGTCATAGGAACTCATGGTTTACCATCAAACCCTGACCAACAAAAAGCGGTGACGGGTTATGAAGATACATTACCTGCTGAAGTTTGGGATTTAAGATTTGGTCCAATTTTTTGGGAAAAGTTAATTACCGCTTACCCGAACAAAATCTTTGAACCAGGACAAAGAATTATTCAAAATTATCTTTTCCAAAAATTTGTGATGATAAGTGCTGAGGATTTTATTAATTTGACTAAAAAAATTTTAGTTGGAGATCCTAAAGCTAATCAAATCATAGACAGAATGGTGAGTGAAATTGTGAATAAGTTGAATGAAATTGAGGGAGAGGATGACGACGATGATGATGAATTGAAAGATATAAATCTAGACGATTTGCTCAAATAAAGTTGATGGAATGGGTTTTTCAAAAGAACAATTATTACTTGAGTACACTAAATGTGTAAGGAATACTGAATATGCTTTAAGAACGTATTTACAAACTTACGACAATACTCAATCAAAATATGTTCCATTAGAGTTATTTCCTGATCAAGCAAAACTTATCAAAGATTACGAAGAGTATAACGAAAACATTGCAAAAAAATATAGACAAGCAGGGGTATCAACAGTAACTGCGGCTTGGATAAGTAAAAAATTAGCTTTTGCTCTCAAGAACAAACCTGAAAAGGTTTTGTGTATTGCAAATAAGTTAGACACAGCTGTTGAATTTGCAAATAAAGTTAGAGGATTTATTGACCAATGGCCTAGTTGGGTTGGTATAACATATAGTGCAGAAAAAAACTCACAAAGACACTTTAAAATATCAAATGGGTGTGAAGTAAAAGCGGTTGCAACATCGAAGGATGCGTTACGTGGTTATACTCCTACAATTCTAATATTCGACGAGGCGGCGTATATCGAGGCCGATAGTGATTTTTGGGCGGCTTGTATGGCCTCATTATCCACAGGTGGTAAAGTTATTGTAATATCAACACCAAACGGGTATGATCCAATTTATTACGAAATTTACGATCAATCAATAAGAGGTATTAACGATTTCAAAATATCAGAAATGTTTTGGTGGAGAGATCCACGATACACAAAAGATTTACAATTTATCAAAGTAGATGATTTAATACATTTTTATTTGAACAGAGATGAATATCCAAATCCTGAAATAGTTGATGTTTCAGAAAAATTACCTGCGGATAGAGATTATGACGAAATACAAAGACTTATAGATGATGGATTCAAACCAACCTCGAATTGGTTTGAAAAAATGGTCAAAAAATTAAAATATGATAAAAGAAAAGTTGCTCAAGAATTAGAGTGTAATTTTTTGGGGTCAGGAGATAACGTATTTGATTCAAACTTGGTCCAAAAAATATTAGAAAACGATGTTAAAGACCCATTAAATAAAATGGTTAGTGGTGGATTATGGTTGTGGAACGAACCTATCATAGGTCACAGATACATTATGGGTGTAGACGTTTCGAGAGGTGATAGTGAAGACTTTTCAACTTTCCAGATTTTTGATTTTGACGATAAAGAACAAGCTGTTGAGTATTTGGGAAAACTCCCACCTGATAATTTAGCTGACATAGTTTATAAATGGGCGACTATGTATAAAGCCTTTGTAGTTGTTGATATCACAGGTGGAATGGGAGTTTCTACAGCAAGGAAACTCCAAGAACTTGGTTATAAAGAACTTTATGTGGATGGTATGGACATTGCAAATAAATGGAAATTTGACCCAAAAATGCAAGACAAAATACCTGGTATTAATTTCAACAATAAAAGAGTTCAAATTATTGCTGCGTTAGAAGAATATTTTCGACATGGTTTGAAAATACATTCTATTCGTTTAGTCAACGAAATGAACACTTTTGTTTATGTGAATGGTAGACCAGACCATATGAAAGGACAACATGATGACCTTATTATGTCTTTGGCTATGGCGGTCTATGTTGCGGATTATTCATTTGCTCAGTTACAAAAAGTTTCACAACAAGCAAAGGTTTTACTAGAATCATGGGAGGTTAAATCGTACGAACAACCAGCGACAACACATTTTAATCCCGCATTACCAAATACAAATTATAGAGAAAATCCTGCGTTTAGAAATCAACCTTCGTTAAACGATTATAAAGAATATTCATGGTTGTTTGGAAGTGGTAAGCGTTGATTTAATTAGTCGAATATTTATTGTTAATTATGGAAAATAAAAATTTAACGATTTGGCAGAGATTATCTCAAAGTTTAGGGCCAAATTCTTTATTGGGTCAAGATTTACCAACATATACTTTTGATAAAAAAGAATTACTCAAGACCCAAAATAAAGACGAATATGAAAAACAAAAACTTCAAGCTCAACAAACATATTATCTTGTAAGTCAATGGGCTAAAGTTGAAAATAATCTATACAATCAAGCGGTATATTATGAACCAACAAGATTGGCTTCATATTATGATTTTGAAAGTATGGAATACACACCTGAAATTGCCTCAGCATTAGACACATACGCTGAAGAATCAACTACGGTCGATGAAAATGGATTTATGTTACAAATCTATTCGGACTCACCGAGGATTAAATCAATTTTAGCTGACTTGTTTAATAATGCTTTAGATATCAATACAAATTTACCTATGTGGACGCGTAATACCGCTAAGTATGGTGATAATTTTGTGTTTTTGAAATTAGATCCTGAAAGAGGTGTTGTTGGGTGTCTACAATTA